GAGGATGAAATCGGCTTAAGAGTAAGACCTAAAAAGAAAAGCAAAGTAAAACGACTGGTATACAAGTCTCCAGACGGTGTGAACCGACCTAACAACATTGATACCAAAATCAATGAGGCGTTTGCTATCGTCTTTAATTCGGCAGCGGGTCAGACCGTTATCGATTACCTAAAGAGCATCACGATAAACAAAGTGATTGGACCGGGGGAAGCAGAAAATACCTATTCCTATCACGAAGGAGCCCGTTGGCTGATGGGCATAATTTCAACTCGAAAACGAGACGGTGAGGACAAAAAACCATGAAGCACATATTTGACGTATTACGGTATTTTCTACCCATGCAAGAAGGCGACGGTGGCGAAGGCGGCGGCGAAGGCAACGGTAAAGAGCCAGCGCCAGGAAGCATAGACCCGGAAGGCAAACCGGATTGGTGCGCTGAGAAATTTTGGGACTCTGATACGAAGAAGGTACGCGCCGAAGTACAGGGCAAGGCGTACAACGAGCTCGAGGGCAAGGTGCGCGATACCCGCGATACCGTCAAAGCGGAAGTGATCGCAGAAATGAAGGCGGCAGCGCCGGAAGCCTACAAGGTCAACTTGTCGAAGGAATTGAATATCCCTGACAATGTGGAAATGGATCTGGACTCAGAGGACGTGATGGTTCAGTGGTTCTTTGAAATGGCGAAGGAATCAGGTTTTACACAAGAAACAGTCGACAAGTGGCTCAACGGGTATATTGGTAAAGAACTTGCGGCATTGCCGGACATGGCCAAGGAAATTGAAAAACTGGGCGATCACGGACAAGACCGTATGTTGCGTGTGCACAACTGGCTGGAAACCAAACTCAGTGACGATCAGTTCAAATCTATGAACTCTTTGTTAAATCGTGCCGATCAGGTTGAAGCTCTGGAAACCTTAATGAAATCATCGGGCCCGGCTGACTTTGATAGCGACAAAGGCAGCACTGCACTGACTCGCGCCGAGCTCAAGACAATGCAAGACGATCCACGTTACCACCAGCAAAAAGATCCGGTTTTCATCAAGAGGGTTACGGACGGCTACAAGTTGCTTGCAAAGAACCTGTAGGTCGTTCTATTATCCGGGTCGAAGGCCGCTACAAACACGCCTCGGCCCGGAGTCCTTTCCGGCATAACCGAAATCGCGCCAAGTAGAGATAACCTGAAACGGTACACTCAATCTACTTGGAGAAAAATCGATGCACTTACTGAGATTCTTCCTGAGTTTCATTTTCCCAATGAATCAGGAAAACTCGATTGACGTTGCCTTTACGTTACAGTTTGAGACGGACGTACATTTGGCTTATCAGCGAATGGGTTCGAAGTTGCTCAACACTGTAAGACGGAAGACCAGCGTTGTAGGTAAGTCCACCACCTTTCAGAAGATTGGCAAGGGTATCGCTGGCACCAAGACCCGTGGCGGTCAGGTTCCGATTCTTAATCTCATTCATACGAAAGTCGAATGTATTCTCAAAGACCGCTACGGCGGTGAGTACATCGATGATCTGGATGAATTGAAGATCGAACATGACGAGCGAGGCGCTGTTCAACAGTCCATCGCCGCCGCCCTGGGTCGAGCATCAGACCTCGACATTACAGACCAAACCGATACTTTCTCGAAGGAAACTACAGACACGGGCGTTGTTACACAGCCCAAGATTGAAGAAGCCTTCGAGGATTTCGGTAACAATGATGTCCCTGATGATGGCCAACGATTCCTCGCTATCGCTCCGCAAGGCTGGACCGACCTCATGGGAATTACGCAATTCGCGTCCTTGGACTTCGTGCCTGAATCTGACCTCCCCTTTCCAAAGGTGGGGTTCAGTGCAAAGCAGTGGTTCTCGTTTCATATCTTTACCTTTAGCGGCCTAAGTATTCCGGGAGGTGTGCGACAGAATGTTGCCTATCACCGATCGGCAGTGGGCCATGCTTCCGGTTCGGATGTGGTAATGGACTTCACCTGGCAGGGTAAAGAACAGTCATGGCTCTCCGTCGGCAAGATGTCGATGCAGGCTTGTCTGATCGATGATATTGGCGGATATCGAATCCGCTCAACGGAGACCTAGATTATGAAATTTCTACAAAAAATCTTACTCCGATTCCTGCCATGTGTTTTTGATCCCGCAGGAATGAATCAAAAGCACTTTGGTACGTCAACACTCTGGCTTTACAAAACTGTTGATCCAATCGCAACCGTCATTGGTTCGGGCTATTTCAATCCCTATGCCGAACTGGTAAAAAACGGTGACGTGATTATCGTCTCGGACACTAATGTTCCGACGATTGATGTTCTTGCTGTGACCAGCGCTGATGGCGCTTCGACGGTGACTACGCTCAACGGCACGTAAACCGGAACTGAGGAAAGGAGTGGGGCCGGGGTTAGCGTGCTAGCCTCGGCCTTATTTGCTTATGGCTGATGAACTGACTATTTCTAATTGTCGCAAGGCGTGTATCGGCGCAGGTGTCGGTCCCATTACCAGCCTTGAGGATGGCAGTACCGAATCCAAATTTTGCAACGAGTGGTACGAGTTGCTGGTAGAGGCGGAGCTGTCCATTTACAAATGGCGTTTCGCTACCACAACCAAGAATCTCAAGACCAGTCTGATCGCCGGCGTTCCAGACACCAAGTACAATACCGCTTATCAATTGCCGCCCGATGTGCTTGCCGTGGACACGGTGATGGTCGATGATCGTCCAATCGATTACGACCGTTATCAAGCTCAGATCCACACCTACGACAGTCAGGACGATGAAGTAATTATCAAGTATCGTTTTCGCGCTCACGAATCCCTTTGGAATCCGTACTTCCGTTTGCTGGTTATCTATCGGCTGGCAACCATGCTTTCATTCTCCGTCGCTCGCAAGGACGGTATTGCATCGACCATGAAAAGTCTTGCTGACGAACATTACCAACGCGCCAAAACGGAAGACGCTCAGGCGCAAACGAATCAAAAGGTGAATCTACAGAAGTTAAAGTTACGCAGGGGCGGGCGAAGCAATAAATTCTGGCGCGGTAGATAATGCCAATCTTCCGTAATTATCAAACGAACTTCTCTGGCGGGTTGTTATCCGAGGGGATGCTGGGTCGTGCAGATCTGGCCCAGTATGAAAACGGCTGCAAGCAACTGCTGAACTGGTGGCCCAAGGTGACAGGCGGGATGCGTCGCCGGCCTGGTTCAAAGTATCTCAATGTCATATCAAATGGTATCCGCATTGAGAGCTTCATATTTTCCGAAGATCAAACCTACTTGTTTGTTTTTCGTGCCGTCATTATTGGCGGGCCGCCGGGAGACACGCACCACCTTTCCATATTTGACCCCGAAACTGGCGACGAACTGCAACAGATTACTTTCACGGGTATTCTTTTTAACGCGACGGTGATCCGCGAAATGTCGATCACGCAGCTCGGCGACGTAATGTTTCTTGCTCACCGTCGCTGGAAAATGGTCAAGATTGTTCGCACCAGCGCAACCACCTTTGAGCAGCAGGAGTTTGTATTTGAGGGTACGCCGGGCAACGGCTTCCCCAAGTTCATGCCATTTGTAAAATTTGCACCGCTCGACTCTACGATCACTGTCAATGGTATTGTCCAAGGATCTACTGTCACGATAACTTGCAGCGTGCCATTCTTTGAAGATCGGCACGTTGGAAAAATCATTCGCTATCGTGGCAAACAAATACTGATTAGTAATGTCGGCGGCGGTCAGCCTACACTCACTTGCCTTGGCGTCATCAAAGAGAAGCTAGATCCCGGTGCGGTGCTTGGATTCAATAATGCCGATGATGAACCGAAAGACTTCAAAAAAGATGAAATCATTGTTGGTCGTGATTCGGGTGTAAAGGCCCAGGTTATTGAAACCACTGCCACTTCTATTCTTGTTGCCATGATCGCTGGCAAGTTTGCCGCACTCACGACTGAACAGGTTGAAGGACTTACCAGTGGCAATATCGCTACCTTGACTGCCAATTCTACGGTCGACCCGCCAGCTTCCGCCGATTGGGATGAAGAAGCTTTCTCCGACGTTAAGGGTTGGCCGTCGGTTATCGAGTTCCATTCGCAGCGCCTTTGGCTCGGAGGTAGTTCCTCACTTCCAGCCCATATCTTCGGGTCGAGGGTTGCTGCGTTTTTTAATTATAATGTCGGTGATGCCTTCCCTGCCGATTCGATTCAGGCTGCCATCGTCAGCAAGCAGATCAATCTGATTACCGATATTGTGAGTGGCCGGCACTTGCAGGTGTTTACGGACAAGGGCGAGTTCTACGCACCACAGAGCGAAGACCGTCCATTGATACCAGAGACTTTTGACCTGCTGAGACAAACCAAGTACGGCTCAAAACCGACTATCGAACCAAAGGTATTTGATGAATCAACCCTGTTCGTGCAAGCGCAAGGGTCGGCGATTCGTGAATTTATTTGGAGCGATAGATCGAAGGGCTATACAGCCGATGCAATCTCTCTGATCGCTGAAGAGCATTTGAACGACGTGCAGGAGCTTGAAGTCTTGTATGGCGGCTATGATCGACCCGAACAGATCGCTTTCTTTATCAATGGCGACGGGACGATAACCTGGTATCACGCTGCCCGCGCTGAGAACATACGCACGTGGGGCAAGTGGGACACTCAGGGTCTTTTCGAGTCTCTTACAGTCATTCAGGATAAGCTATATGTGATGGTCGATCGCGACACTGACAGTGAATTTTTTGGCGAAGAAAAAGTTCTCGAACGCTTTGAACTGGATCTTACCCTTGATGCGGTGGTACAGAAAACAGGCGACAATCAAGACCAGTTTCAATTGGACGAAGAAATTCACGATGGGATCACGTTATCGGTGGTATCCGGTGATGTAGATTTTGATGCGGATTACTACATTGGTGAGTTTACGGTAGACAGCGCTTTTTCCGTTGTTACTACAACCCCGCTGAAGCTTGATAACGTGTCGGTTGGTTACAACTTTGAGCAGGTTTTAGAGATCATGCCCATTGAGATTAAAGACCGTGACGGTCTATCAACCGGCCTCTCAAAACGCATCATATCCGCAGACATTTATCTCGCCTCGACGTTGGCCGTGAGGCTCAACGGCAACAAGGTATTAACCTTTTTGGGTGAAAACGATCTGACAGAAAAACCCGAGGCCATTACGGGTGTTCGCAAATTCTATCTGCTTGGCTATAGTGAGCGTCCTACGTTGGAAATCAGGAACTTCATACCCTTGGCTTGCGAGGTTCTTTCTCTTGGCGCAGAGGTGGAATACTAATGGACGGTGGACTGAGCATTTACTACTACATTGCGACAGCGGCGGCAGTTGGTGGAACCATTGTCACAACACTGGACGAAATTGAATCCAACAAAGCGCGGCAAAAAATACTGGAGCAGGAGATTCGCACCAACGAGCTCAAGGCGCTCGACGCAGAGAATCAGCGTCTTGAACAGCTTCGCTTTGCTGACGACGATATACTTGCCAATGCCGGCGGCATTGATGCTTATGCGTCTGCGTCTTTGATTGCTGGCAGGCAGTTCAATTTCAAGATCGGCATGGAAGACATTCTCAATATTCGCTTTAATCAACTCAACTCTGATGCGGCTTTGAGTGCACGAATCAGTATCCTCAGAGGAAACCGCAGGGCCGCGCAAACCTCTGGCATTCTGCAAGCTTTTGCTCAGATAGCGGGCGGCATCGATGAGGGCAGCAGAATTTTTGGCGGCGGCGAGAAAAAAACGGAAACTGTCTTTTCCAAGAAATCCACAAAGAAGACAGCACATGACTTGGATGCACTCTAATGGCTAGACTACGAAGACAGGTAGGTATTACGCCGGTTCGGATGAACCTGCCAACGCCTCGCAGTATAGGCCCGGCCATCATTAAGACGGCTGAGACAGCACAACAGATTGCGGCACGACGCGGCATTCATCAGCGCACCCAGGAAGCCAACCTTGCTGCCCAAGCTATGACCTTTGAGCGTGATGGTGACGGTAATCTGACGGCGCCGAAGCTCCCATTAGGAAACAATGGCCTAGTTGCACCTAACATATACGACACGCAATACACTGCGATGGTCACGCAGCGCTATGTTCAGCAAATGAAGATCGATATGTCGGAGCAACTTAATGAAATTGCTACCAACAATCGATTTGATCCTGATGCTTACCGTGTGGTTGCTGAAAAATATTTATCAAAAGTAACGGAGATTGCAGCAGATAACGTCAAAGGCGACATTAACGTATTTGGTCAGCAGATCATGGTTGGTCACTTTAATTATATCGTGCGAGAACTTTCCGAAAGAGAGCATAGGGCATCAGCAAAAACACATGAGTTGGAGAACCAAAGAGTTTCCGATCTGGCATCCCAAGCAGCGTACTCCGGTCTTGATGCTGATTTGATTCATTCCTCGATCTTGATTGTCGAGGCAAACATACTCGATGGTATCGGTTTCAACTATTACGATGGTGCCGACGCCGCTGCAAAGAACATTAACTTCGAGGGAAGAATGGCTTTGTCTTTCAAAATGGGAGAGATCAGCCGGATGCCTCAAGGCGCAGAAACGACTGCCTTTGCAATTGAAGAATTTACACGACTCGCCGAAGGTATTGGTGATCTTCAGGTGATACGAAACGGGAAGATAACCGACGTGCCGATTGTTGAGTTGTATCCTGATTTTGAAATACGCACTGCGATGGCGGAGGAATTGATTGGCGCTGTCTTCAGGCGTGAATCTTCCAGAGAGGGATTTGAAAGCGAACAGTTCAATACACAGGATGATTCTTATGTCGGCTGGTACGAGCCACATATTGTGAGCAGCCTAGTAAACGGCACTCCAATTGATGTTGGCACGATGTTCAAATGGTTTCAGCAAGCAGAGGCCGATGAGAACCTTGCGCTGCAAACCAAGATCAGAGCGGATCTGAAAGCGGCTTATGCTACTACCGCCAACAAAACAGGCACAGCTTTTGAGCAAATATTCGCCAGAGTGCTTGAAGATTATGCTGACGGATTTACCCGTGAACTTAATAAGTGGTTGAAAAAAACGGGTCAGGTCGATAGCGATGTAAGCAATGAAGAAATGTCTAACTTCAAAGATGCTTTCGATAGATTTTGGGGTGGTTTAGATTTACCACAAACCACCGCCAGCGCAATGGTAATGGATAATTTCTACAGCCATACCGCCGGATTCGTATTGAACAACGATCCCAACAGTATGCGCAATCTGCCAATGAGTCCTGAGATCCGATTAGAGAGAGTGGAACAGTACATCGATCAGTCGATGATGGGTCGTACTGGTGTTATCGGTTTGGACTTCAGCAGCCGAATGAATCCTATCTTCAATAATCCCGACGGCAATATTGAGCAGACTAATCGAGCTTTGGATATTGCTCGCATGATGTACGAGCGTCCGGCACTGAAAAAGAATATGAGTTCAAGCACCGCCTTCGGTCGTAACGGTCAGGCTCTCGCTTACATCTTTGAGAACTATGCACCGGGAAGAATCCATGCCGGCACCGCTGCCCCTATCCTGAAGAAATTTGATGATCCCGGGTACTCGCCGCACACTGCCTGGAAGTCTTTATCGGACGATGAACGCGGCGACTTTCGAGAGAAGATGGAAAGCGCTCTGGCCTTGCGACACTTCAAGGCATTGGGCAGGGCCAACGCTCAAGGCACTGAAATATCGATGTTCAATTTTTCCAGCAGACCAGAGCTCGCTTCCGTTCCTGCTGAAATGGAGCATCTTGTTTTCAATGATATGCGATCGCGCGCAGGCTTTATCGATGCCAGCAATGATGATGCTTTTCTGTGGCACATTGAGCAGTCTGTTATTGCGGTCGCCAAGCAGCATGGCTACGTGCCTTCGGACATAGGTTATAGCCAAAACAAGTTTCCCGGCATTGGTGCTGACGATGTGTTTCCAGTTCAATCAACCTACGCATTTTCCAAGTTCGCTCCTTCAGCCTTTGCACGCTATAAGACTGCACAGGGCAACCGGGATTTTGAACTTGAAGATGCAATGAGAGAGGATTTCCAACTGATATTAAATCAGTTTAATGACGCTCAAAAAGGCACCGGCATACGCAGGTTGGTTGCCGGCGTTAATGCGGCTGTTGAGTATCTTCCATTTCAGGATGCAATCGACAAAGAAACGGATCAGATAATTCCGAGCTACCGCATAGTAATTATCAATGACGACGGCACGCCGGCCCCTTTGACCAGTGATATGTACATCGAGGGTGACAGACTGGCGATAAACTTTGAGTCAACCAGGGCGCGTATCTACAAAACTCGCAAGGAAGGGTTCATAACAGCATCCGATAAAAGGACTCTTGCTGAAATAGAGCGCAAGAAAATGGCTAAGGAGTTAGTGCTTTCTCCATGAGTAATACTTTCTTACCGATGCTTGCCTTGCCGAAACCCACCCGGTTTCAGTCACCGCTATTTCTGCAGCAACCTCGTATCTCCCAAAGCAGGGAGGAAGCCAGAGAGCGCGGCTACCTACAGGCAATAAAAGATAGTTTGATTCTGGACACGTCTGTTGGTCAGGCGACGATGATGATTGCCACGGCCAAGGCATTCAATGTCCCGGTAGCGTCAATATCGAGAAGGGTGCAAGAGGGTTACAGCCCGTTCAGAGACGATGATCTGTCTGCTTACACTCAGTTCCTCAGTGAATTTGCTGAGTCAACATCGCCCGAAGAAACGGCGATGATAAAACAGATGATCGACAACAATCGGGATCTGCGTACCAATCTTGAAGACTATGGATTCACTCGATTCTTGAGTGGCTTCCTTGATCCGGTTAATTTATTGCCTGTCCCTTTTGCTCTTGGTAAAGGATTTATTAAGGGTGCTGCTGTGGCGCTTCGACGCGGTACACCGATCATCGTTACTACCGAACTGATACGCCATGACATTGATCCGACTTCAACCAAGCTCGAGACAATGTTTGCCACCGTAGGTGGTACTGTTTTCATGGGTCTGATGGGTGGTGTGATCGGCAAGGTTCCGAAGAACACCATGACGGTTTCTGAAGCACTGGGAAAAATGACTCCGCCCCCTGGCACTACTTCTATGTTTGGTGTGTGGGGTCGCATGGGTGGCTCGCCTAAAGCGGTGTTCAAGCGCCTGCATGATTCATTGAACAGCACCGCCGGCGATGGGATGCACTTGTCCAAGTCGGTTGATCCTGACTCATTGAAGATTAAGACATTTGAACCACGCAACGTCAAAGGTAGTGGAAAGGTTGAAGATGTAGAAGTACGCCTCGATGGTGAGGGTGTAATTCTTGAAGCAAGAATAAAGGGTGACACGCTGCACGTTGTTGAAGTGTTTGTGCCAAAGGGATTACGCAAGAAAGGCATCGCTACTGCTGCCTACAAAATGATGATTACACTGGCTGAGAGTCGTGGTCTTCGATTCGTCTCTGATACTCAAGTATCCAAGGCAGCTCAAAAGCGATACGCAGGATTGCAAGAGGAAGGTTTCAGTGTCAAGAAAATCGATGATAAGAAAATCGATATTGATGATGATGGCACGATGCACTCCAAGGATGGGAAGACACCTATCTTTGAAATCAAGAAGCTCATTGATCCTGATGCCGTTCAGATTCCAAAAGGTGAACGCGATAGTTTAGCCGCGTTCGCCAAAGCCGTTAAACTACTGAAATTGGAACGAGCCGAAAATACCATTGCATTAAAATTAGCGACGAAAGCATTTAAGACTGCGACTAGAAAAGGTGGTTGGAAAACCAAACGCCAAAATACTATCAAGGAATTGCTCAAGGCGGAACAACGGATCGACTCGGATCTTCGCATTGCGCAAAGTCACCATGACGATCTGAATGTTGCCTTGGTCAATATGCTGGACGAGGCAACCATTAAAGACTGGGATCTTTTGCCGACTGGTTACAACGCTTTGCTTGGTAAGCTCGATCAATGGCCGTGGTGGGGTTTGATGAAGACTCCGTTGCGTAAACTTGCCCCGGATCTGGCAGTCAAGTATCAGTTGTTCGCCCTGAAAATGGGAGCGACACCGGGCCTGAACAACAGGGGCAACCGGCTTAATTCTAGCAGTGGCCCATCCATTGAATCTCTGACCATTATCTATACCGGTCGATGGCTGGCCGCGGTGCGCAAGGCCGATGCAATCTATCGGAAGTACCTTGGCCACGGCACAACCAGCGGGCAGATGAAAAGTTTCATTATCGATTCAGCTCAACGAGTGAAATCGAGCGTCAGTGAGATGGCCGGCCAAGGTAAGATCAAAGAAACCAGCGATGGCAAATTAACCATCGAAGAATTTCAATTCCAAATCAGCATGGCCATTGTAGACAAAGGCAAGCACTCGGTTGCTGAAGTAGCAGAGGCATCGCAGGATTTTATGCGCGTGTTGAAGGAGCTCGGCGAGGAAGGCAAGGAGCTTAATATATTTGCCGCGCAGAGATCGTTGGAAAAGAATATTTCCAGACTCGATGAGGCTGCTATCAAGTGGGGGGAGGTCAAGGAGAAATGGGATAACATTGCCGATGGTTGGGCTGAAGATCATATGCACATACCACAAAGAGTAGTCGATGTGCAGAATAAAATGGAAGGCATCCTCGATGATATTACGATTGAACGTGCAGAGATGGTTGATCGTCAGGCTGCTTTCTTATCGGCTGATATAGCCGAAGCAAAGCAGGGATTCATACACCGTATGTGGCTAGACCATGAGGTACGTGCCAAAAAAGATTTGCTTATAGAATATCTGACAAAGGAATTTACCAAGAACCCAAGCAAGGGATTCACCGAAGTACGCATTGACGATATGACATTTAAGATCGACAACGCAGATCCCGAAGCTATTGCTGCGCGCGTCAACGAAGCCTACAACTCGATACTCAAAGACGCACAGTACGGTGGCAACGCTGACTTTGTGATGAAGAATGGTGACAAAAAAGATTACTTGATGGCTAGACGAGATCGATTGAATGAAGAACTCGACGTGGAACTTGCTGGTAACAAGACATTTACTGAGAGCCGCGAAGCTAGGGAATTTATTAAAGCCATTCGAGATAATCAGATTCTCAATGATCCTGGTCAGATTGAACTACACGATGGAATCAATTTAGTTGAGCTTGATCTTCGCTTTGATACTATCGCAGTTAAAGAAGGTCGAAAGACTGGAAAGCAAAAAGTAGAGATAGTAAAAAATCCAACCAGAGAATCACTTGCGCGTTGGGCGGGACGTGAGATCGATGAAGTTCGTATCGCCGTTGACGCAGAGGGAAATTTATATGTGTGGGATGCGAGAGGGCCGGCATTGCATGATGATCTTGTTGGTGCCGGCCTACCTGTCGAACAGCATGGCGGCATAGGAAAGGATGGCGGTCACAAGGTTAAGGATCTTTTCGATATGTTTAAGAGAGAGTTTGATTCTGAATTAAAATTTAGAATCGAAGACTCTGGTAGTAATAAAACTGGCACAGAAATTTCTAACTTCATTCCGAAACTCGCTCTCGATGAAATCGAATTAAGATTGAAAGAAAGCATCGAGCTAACTGGTGCACAGAAACAAGCATCTGTTGAGGTCGCCGCCATTGATCGTAAGCTAGCTCGTATCGCAGGCGGAGACATAAGCAGCGGAGCAAGCGGCCCATTAATTTCGAGACGCCTTGATCTTGATGATAAAAAACTTCTCGAAATGGGAGTGATTGAAGGCAATGTAAATAACTGGATGAACCATTACGTTCAGCGCATTGGGCCCGTCCTCGAAACCGCAAGAATGTTCGGTGACAATCGAGCGCAAAAGCATATCGATGATTTAACAATGGAGACTTATGCGAGGGCGGGAGAAGAAACTGATCCAGTCAAGCAAGCTGCTTTGATCGATGCGGCAGACAAGGGTCGAATGCACATGAATGACTTGCGGGATATTGTTCATGGCGTTTGGCAGATACCTGATAACCCGTCAGCAATGAGTGGGCGTGTGTTGCGGGCGCTACGCAATTTCAATGTACTTGGTTCGATGGGTCGCTCAGTGTTAATGGCCTTTGGTGACATAGGTAATGTCGTTATCAGCCAGGGATTGATTCGCTCGATGCGTCAGGCTCTTGAACATTACAGTTCAGGTATCACTGACGGCAAAATTAAAATGATGCGCGATGAGGTTGACCTTGCTGGCTCTGTCTCTGAAGTTCTTCTTGGTATGCGTTATCAGCAAATGACCGAGATGGGTGGAGCAGTGGCAAACACCACTAAGTTTGAGCGAGGCTTGGCCGAAGCAGCACAGCGCTTTTTCTTATTCAACTTGCTTGGTCCGTGGACTGATATGGCAAGACGGTTTTCCGGTGGGATGCTGCAATCACGATTGATTGAGAACTCTGTCAAATGGAAGCTCGGCAAGCTCAGTGAAGATGAGAAGACAATCATGACTCGTCTTGGTATCAGTAGGCAGCAAGCCATTCAGTTTGCCGACGAGTGGCAGAGCAGTGGCAGTCTCAAACACAAGACAATGTTTATTGCACAAACAGAATCATGGGCTTCCGAGACTGCAAAGAGAGTGTTTCGTGCGGCCATGAATACAGAGATCAATCGCATGGTGCCGACACCGGGAGCAGTAGACAAACCGAAGGCCCTTTTGAAATCTGAATGGTGGAAAATTATGGGCCAGTACCGGGGTTTCTCCATTGGTGCTACGCATAGAATTATGGGTGCTGCGATACATCAACCCGGTATGCAAAAGTGGTCTGGTCTAGCCTCGATGGTTGGTATCGCAATGATGGTTGATTCCTTCAAGCGCCCTGATTACATAAAGTTACCGCTTGAGGAGCAGGTTCTTCGTGCAGTAGAACTTTCTGGTGTGACTGGAATAATTTTGGATCTGAATGATACGCTCGAACGAGCAAGCGCCGGTGCTATTGGTGTGCGTCCGGCATTGGGGATGGATATTCGAGAGAGAAATCCTAATTGGTCTAATCGGATTGGCACCATAGGTGCAGTGCCTAATCAGTTTCTTGCTTTAACATATGCAATGGTATCAGATGAGGCCACCACGGACGATACAGCCAGGGCGATTCGTTACATGATTCCATACAACAATTTGATTTGGTGGAACTCTGTTTTCAATAGAGCGCAGCGATCAAGCGTAGATTTTTTCGAGGAATAAGCAATGTCTGAAATTACAGTTCCAGCTATATCGAGCGAAGTCACATACCAAATTGTTGCCTCGAGTGCCGGCCCTTTTGTTGTGCCTTTTCCATTCACCAAACAGGAAGATATCAAAGCGCGAAAACGTGATGATGTAACCGGCGTTG